TGTTGTTAGTAGAAGAAGGAGATAGTTTAAACCCAATTAATTTCCAAGCTATTCCTCTACCAAGAGTAATGCTTAACAATGGACCAAGTAATAAAGTTGATACAATCTTTAGAAAAAGATCAATGAATTATAATAGGATTTCTATTGCTTATCCTAAAGCGACTATGTCATCTGATATGTTAAAGAAAATTGAAAAAGATGGGGATACTAAAACTAAAATAGTTGAAGGTGTGTTTAGACTATATGATAAACCAAACGAAGAAAGATATAAATACTGTGTAGTATGTATGGATATGCAAGAGATGATTTTTGAAACTGAACTTGAAGGAGTAGGATCAAATCCTTATATAGTTTACAGATGGAACAAAGCATCAGGTGAAGTGTATGGTCGTGGACCAGTATTCAATGCAATGGCTGCAATCAAAACTACAAACCTAACAGTAGAACTTATTTTACAAAATGCTCAAATGGCTATTAGTGGTATCTATACATTTGAAGATGATGGTGTTATTAATCCAGAAAATATTTCTTTAGTTCCAGGGGCTTTAATTCCTGTAGCACCTAACAGTAGAGGACTACAAGCACTTCCAGCTGCTGGAAGATTTGATGTAGCTCAATTAATTTTAACTGATATGAGAGCTAATATTAAGAAAGCTTTATTTATGGAATCATTAGGTAGACCTGAAGGTACTCCTATGTCAGCTACTGAAGTAGCAGAAAGAATGTCAGACCTATCAAGACAAATTGGTTCTTCGTTTGGTAGATTACAATCTGAATTTGTTACTCCTTTATTAAGAAGGGTTATTAGAATTTTAACTAAACAAGGTAGGATTAATATACCTAAAGTTAATGATAGAGAAGTTAAAGTTGTTTCTACTTCACCATTATCTCAAGCACAACATCAACAAGATATAGCTGATGTCATGAGATTCTCTGAAATACTTGGTGGTACATTTGGACCAGAAGTATTGAATATGGTTGTTAAGCAAGATGAAGTAGCTAGATATCTAGTAGATAAAATGAATCTACCAGAAAAACTAGTAAGAAGTCCTGAAGAACAACAAGAAATGGTTTCACAGTTGCAATCTGCACAACAACAAGCTAATATGCCACAAAATGAGTTGGCAGGACCTCCAGAACAAGAAATCCCTCAAGGGTGAAGTTAATGAAGTAGATCAAGTATTTGCTTCAGTATTTAATCAAATAGACGGAAAGAAAGTTATTGAGTATTTAGAATCTATAACTATAAATAGTGTATGTTCTCCACAAGCTACAGATTCAACCCTATGGCATTTAGAAGGACAGAGATATTTATTACACATTATAAAAAATAAAATAAAGAAGGGTACTAACAAATGAGTGAAGATCAATTAAACGAAACTACAGAAACTACAGAAGAAGAAAATAATATGCCAGAGTATATTCCAGAAAAATTTTGGAATAAAGATTTGAATGAAGTTAATGTAGAAGAAATGGGTGCATCTTATAAAGCACTAGAAAAAAGATTAGGTCAAAGAACAGAAGAATTAGCTGGTACTATTAGAGAAGAAGTATTAGCAGATATTAAAGGTACTGCTCCTGAATCTTATGAAATCCAATTACCTGAATTACCTGAAGGTGTTAATATAGATGTTGATCCTGAACAACCTTTACTACAATGGTGGGAACAAACAGCTAGATCAAAAGGATTGTCTAATGAAGATTTCAATAAAGGTATTGAAGCTTTTGTTAATAATGAAGTAGCGGCATTACCTGATAGAGAATCTCAAATGAATTTGTTAGGTGAAAATGCTAATACAAGAATTGAAGCTGCTGATTTATGGGCTAAGAAAAATCTAAGTGAATCAAGTTATGATGCTTTATCTAATGTAGCTACTACAGCTGATGGTGTAAAAGCTATAGAAGAAATTATGGCACTCAATAAAGATGCACCTATTCCTAGTACAGAAACAAAGATAGATGTATCTCCTTCTAAATTAGATCTAAGATCAATGATGAATGACGAAAGGTATTGGAAAGATGGAGCAAAAGATCAAGCATATATTAAAAAAGTTACAGACTTATACCAAAAATACAGTAGTTAAAAAAAGAAAGTTAAAAAAAGTAAGAGTTCATTGGAGAGATGCTATTAGCCATGCAATATGGCTAGATCCTGATGAAGCTATAAAGTTTGTACCAGCAATTAATGTAACTGAAGGTTATTTACTGTGCAAAAATAAAAATTCTTGTATCGTCTTTATGTCCTATAATGATACGGATATAGGCGATACAACTGTAATTCCTACAGAAAACATACAATCACTTAAATTTGTGCGTTGAATTATTTCTCTAAATAGTTATTAAATAAATCAATAAGACCTCGAATGGCATTAGGATCGCCCTGTATTGGATAACGATTGCTTCCAAAAGAGATAATCTTTTTTACTATTAATAACATAAACTCAAAGGAGATAAAATGAGTGCAACTATCGATCAAGCCTTTATCACACAGTTTGAAGCTGAAGTGCATATGGCTTACCAAAGACAAGGCAGCAAACTCAAAAATTTAATCCGTGTAGTTAATGGTGTATCAGGTGAATCTGTTAAGTTCCAAAAAGTTGGAACTGGTGAAGCAACAACTAAAGCGAGACACGCAGAGGTTGTAGCAATGAACATTTCTCACACAAATGTAACAGCTACTTTAGCAGATTACTATGCATCAGACTATGTAGATAAATTAGATGAGCTTAAGACAAACATTGACGAAAGAGCAGTAATTGCGAATAACGCAGCTTACGCTCTAGGTCGTAAAACAGACAGTATTATTACAACAGCAATGGAATCAGCAACTAAGGTTGCTAACAATGCTGGAGCTAATGGTACAACTTCACTAGCAACAGATATGAATGTAGCTAAATTCAAAGATATGCAAGCAAAATTTGGAACAGATGATGTTCCTGATGATGACCAAAGATACTGGGCTATTGGTCCAGAACAATGGGGTGATCTTCTTGCAGAAGATAACTGGTCTAACCTAGATTATATAGGTCCAAGCCAATTACCTTTCGCTGGTATGAACTATACTGCTAAGAGATTTTTAGGTTTCTTAACATTTGTTCATTCAGGTCTTGAAACTTCAGGTTCAACTGACAGACACACAATCGCATGGCACAAGTCATCTATGGGATTAGGTGTAGGTTCAGAAGTAAGAACAGAAGTAAATTACATTCCTGAAAAAGTAGCTAATTTATTAACTTCTTATTTATCAATGGGTTCAATCTTGATTGACACCAATGGTATTAAGATCCAGAAATGTGCAGAATAGGAGTTATATATGGCATATGCAATAAACAACCCTGTTAAGAAAGCAACCCAAATGGGTGATACTAATTCTTTATGGTATTACACAGATGGAGACGCAATTACTGCAATAGATGATGCTGATTACTTTTTGTTATCTAACGCTGATTTAACTGCTGGAGATGTTATAATTGTAAATAGTGGTGGCTCAAACGCTGTAGTAGATATCTTAATTGTATCTGCTTCAAGTGCTTCTACTGTTACAACTGTAATATTAGCTTAATTAACATTTAATATGTGGGGGGAGAAATCCCCCTACTAAACATAAAGGATAAAAAAAAATGGCAATTATAGGAGCTGGTCTAAAACTAGCAAAACAATTACTTAAAAATAAAGGTTTACAAAAAGCAATTAATGTAACTACAACACAAACAAACAAATTAAAAACTGCTGTAGGAAAAGCAGATCTTGGTGGAAAAGCTTCTAGTGCAATAACTAAAGCAAAACCATTAGCTAAAAAAGTTACTCAAAAAGCAAAAGAAGTTGGAAGTAAAGCTGGAAGTGCGATTGCAAGTAAAACACCAGAAGGTGTAAAGAAAGTTGCAAAAACAGTTGGTAAAGGTGCTGCTGGTGTAGCTGGTGGTATTGCTGCAGTTGGTGGTGGAATTGGTGCTGGTACAGGTGCTGTAATAGGAGGTACAACAGCAAGATTAGGTGGTAAAGCTTTAAGAGCATCTAAAGATGCTATTGCTAAAGCAAGAGGTAAACCAACAAAATTAGGTGGAACTGCAGATAGAAATATAGGAAAAGCAGAAGCTTTAAATCGTAAAGTTGATAATACTTTTGCTGGTATGGCTGCTGGTGCTGCTATTGGTGGTATAACTGGTGTTGCTGGAGCTGGAGTTTTAGCTGGATCTTTAACTGCTTCTATGGTAAAATCATCTACTCCTAAAGAAGCTCAATTTAAACAAGAAAAATTACCAGATGGTAGATTTGTAACAGGATATTCAGACGCTTATAAAAATAGTGTGTACTCTCAAAACCAATTATCATCTAAAGAAACTGATGAAGTTAGATCATTAGTTGCTATTTTAGATAGTATTATATTATCAGAAGATCCAAGTAAAAGAAGAGTAGAGTTTACAGAAACTGCTCAATTACTAGGAGGTAAATATGGAATTTCTCACATTACTGGAAAAAATTTATCTATTATGATGCCTACTGTTATGGGGAATAATAGAACATTAAGATAAATGGCAGTAACTAAAGTAGATATTGCTTCACAAGGACTAGTCCTGATTGGTGCTAATAAGATTTCATCATTTGATGATAACTCTACTGAAGCACAAGTAGCAAGTACACTATACGAAGAAAATGTAGAATCCTTATTATCAGAATCTCATTGGAGATTTGCAATGGGACAAAAAGAATTATCTTTATTAGCTGATGCTCCTACTACTAGATATGAGTATGCATATCAAATGCCTACTGATCCAGCAGTTATAACTATTATGACAGTTACTAATAACGATCACCCTATTCCTTATTCAAGATATGGAGATAAAATATATCTAAATGGTTATGGATCTGAAAGTAAAATTTATATGGATTATGTATTTAGACAAGATGAATCATTATTTCCTACATATTTTAGATTAGCTTTAGCTTATAGACTAGCTAGTGTATTTGGTGCAGCTATAGGTAGAGATGCAGATATCTTACAATCTTACGAAGTAAAAGCTGAAAGACAATTAATTAAAGCTAGAAATATTGCTTCTCAAGAAACAACTACCAAAAAACTAAATACAACAAGATTTATAGCTGAAAGAAGGAGCAGTCGAAGTGGACTTGTTAATTACTAATGCCAAGAAAAGTAAGACAAGTATTTACTAACTTCTCTGCTGGAGAACTCAATCCATTATTAAACGCTAGAACAGATGCTAAAGCATATTTTGAAGGTGCTAGACAATGTAAGAATTGGTATCTAT